AATATTATAAACGGATGGCCGCCACGTGTCTCCAAGCGCTATCTGAGGTTTTAGTATAAATTGTACTCCAATACTCCAATTGATTCACCAAGTTTGAGAGGAGCTCAATTGGAGTACACCCATTAATTACAAATATGCCACTACCAAGAAGTTCTCTCACTACAACTCGGGAATGAACACTCATTGTTTAGATTAAACACAAATATTTATAAATAGACATATGCATATCTATACCAGACACGCAATTCTTCTTAAAAAAGCTCTTCATTAGCTGCCTTATCATCTCTTCCGCATAGATAATTTTCTGTAAGGGTGCCGCTGCGCGGACTTATTTTTAATATATGGATTCTCAGTTAGTTAATCCTCCTAACGCATTCAATTACATAGAGTCTCACCGAGACGAGTATCAGCTTTCTCATGACTTAACTGAGATAATAATGCAATTCCCGTCGACGGCATCACAGTTAACAGCTAGACTTAGCCGGAGCTGCATGAAGATCGACCATTGCGTCATAGAATACAGGCAACAGGTTCCGATTAACGCCACGGGTTCAGTGATAGTGGAGATCCACGACAAAAGAATGACAGACAACGAATCTCTACAATCATCATGGACTTTCCCAATCAGATGCAACATAGATCTCCATTATTTCTCGGCTTCGTTTTTCTCATTGAAGGACCCGATTCCATGGAAACTGTATTACAGAGTTTGTGATACAAATGTGCACCAGAGAACTCACTTCGCGAAGTTCAAAGGGAAACTGAAGCTCTCGACGGCGAAACACTCAGTGGATATCCCCTTCCGGGCACCAACGGTAAAGATATTATCCAAACAGTTCACTGATAAAGATGTGGACTTTTCACATGTCGACTATGGGAAATGGGAACGGAAGCCCATCAGATGCGCATCCATGTCGAGACTTGGGCTTAGAGGCCCAATTGAAATAAGGCCAGGTGAATCATGGGCTTCTAGAAGTACATTGGGTAATGGGCTTTCAGATGCAGACTCCGAAGAGCAGAACGAGATACATCCATACAGGCACCTAAACAGACTAGGAACAACAATATTAGACACAGGAGAGTCTGCATCAGTTGTAGGAGCACAGAAAGCGGATTCCAACATCACAATGACAATGGGCCAATTAAACGAATTAGTTAGGACTACGGTACACGAGTGTATAAACAGTAATTGTAAGGCTTCACAGCCCAAGTCATTAAAATAAATATCATTATTGGTTATTTCATTAATAGATTATTCAATATATGGAATACATATTAAATTTTATTACTCATCCAACATAATCTAGATCAAATGATACAAATGTAGATGCCTTAGATATCGTATCTGACATCCAACAATAATAAACTAACAGCGCGTTCTTGCTAATATTGCCATAAACACCATTACATGAATCATGGTCAATATCTTTAAAGGTAGACCAACAATTGAAACGCCTGTTAGAGAGCATTGTCGAGCCTTCCAAGTCAACCATTGTTGTATCTTTCTCCACAGACAATACACGTTTGAACACGTGTCTTATGTAGAAACGGTCTTTCAACGAAGGGGTTATACTGAGGTTACCATGGCTGTGGATCCTAGCACCGAATAGTTCGTCGAACGTATGAAGGCACCCAGTTGCACCCAAGTGGGGTTTGCGATCCACGACTATAACAAGAGAGAAAACTCCCTCAACCTTAGGGGGAGAACCGTCCATGTTCATATCAGGCTGAACACGCTCAATCTTCACCGTTCCCTTGAAACGTAGACGTTTCAACTTAATGTAGGATCTACTCCGGTTCGGTTGAGTCTTACCTAAACTTGGATAACTGATAAACGTAGATATGGCTGAATTATGGGCCAATACGAAATCTGGTCCATATTGATGTTCACGGATCCGTTGGGCCTCCACTTTGGGCTCATCATGGGCCTTCCAGACAAATGAATGATGACGTTTCCCATTAACCCGTTTAACAATTGATGAACGCTTGACAGCATTATAACGTGCATATGGATGTCTTTGAGTAAAGGAGGACCCACGTCTATGTCTAATAGCATACATATTATACAGTAGAGTCAAATAGCATTAGACAATATATATATGATATAACACAGATGACTTCACTATGTCATCCAACTTGAATAAAACGGATCTTTAAACACCATTATATAGACGACCTTCCTAGACACATATCTTAAGTAGACTCATCGTTATGGCTTATAAATATCCACGTCTTTCGTTAGTCAATACACGATTGTAAACGACACACGTACCCAGTCAATTTCTACATTATAATTTAACACATAGAAAGACGTGCCACTAAATCTCAGCGCCCACACACAGTGGGTCATTTATTCAAATTTTAAATTAAAGTTCAACATCTAGAAAGACGTGCCACTAAATTTCAGGGTCATCATACAAAGTGCCACGTATTTCAATGAAGGTACCACGAAAGTGGGCTATTAAGTGCGAAACAGCTGTCACGATAAAAAGAGAAAAAGAGGGCGGGGTCATTTTTTACAGGGCCGGGTCGGGTAAAAAATCGCGCGGCCATCCGGT